GTTAAGTTCACCATTGGTTAACCTAACTCGTTTTGCGGACGTAGTCCGTGTAGCTGGTGCTACCACCGAGCTTTTCCGGCTAGGCCGGTCATCTTGTTCCTCTTCGCTTTCAAATCTCTCTGGGAAGCGCTTACGGATTGTAGTATTTAGCCGATTGTAATACTCTTGCGATGAAATCTTAACTCCCTCGCGCCGCATCTTCTCGTGAAGACCCAGAGCCAAGCTAGTCATTTCTTCATCTTCCCCAAACCAAGGGTTTTCTTGTTGCCAAGCAACCGCAGAAGGATCTTTTTGGACCTCCTGAGGACGGGGTTGGGGCGTTTGTACCACATTTTCTTCGGTTTCAACGTCAGGCTGGCGGAAATTTCTTACCTTATCAATCTTTAATGTTGCTTCTGTAAGACGTTCCTGGGCCTCCATTACCTTATCAGTATCGCCAGAATCATAGGCTTCCCGATAGGCTTTCTTGGCCTGGTCAAGCTCCATTTCCACAGTCTTGGTGACCGAAAGAAGGACATTCTTTTCGCTACTAGACAGATTGGACTTGAGCCTTTTGTTCTCATCCATTAACTTTTTAGCAAATTCCACAGCCTCATTTTGCTCACGCACAGCTGTTTCTTTTTCCCTGCGCTCATCATGCGCAAGCTTCTTCATTTGAAGAAGTTTCTTTTTAACTTTGGTAGAGTAATCCTCTAGCTCATCGTTATAAAGTTCTTCCTTAATCTTCTCAGGTAGAGGTGCTTTATTGCGATCTTCAACAGGAGTTTTATCTTCTATCTCAACAATTATTTCATCGTCAAGCTCATTATCTTTTGGGTCATCCTGCTCATCAGGAAATTTATAATCAGACATATTAACTCCTTATTTGCGGCGGATACCGCGTGGATCTTCAACTACACCCTCAACTGAGTCATCGTTAATTACACGAAACTCTTTGCCGTGGATAATTAGCCGGGTTCCTGCGTGTGGCCTAACCAAGATAAAGTCGCCTGCTTTGCAGTATGGGCCAGAGGGGAATCGGGTTGCGTCTTTATAGCAGTCCGGTCCTAAGTCCACAACAAACAATACCGTTGTTAGTAGCTCTTCATTACGAATTGATTCATCGGATTTTAGTAATCCAAGTTCACTTTCGTATTCTTTTTCCACTTCTGGAATTGCGCACAAAATGCGGTAGCCAGACGGCTTTGGTAGCTGCTTGGCTTTTTGTTCCGCGCCCTTGTTCATTATCTGAGACAAGTCCACGGCTTTAACTAAATCTACTTCACTCATCGTCATCATGGGTTTTTAATCTTTCCTGTAGGTCTGAGATAAATAAACGTGCGGTAAGCAGACCTTTAACCTCGCCACACGCCTTCTTGTACTCCGCATAATCACCAGCGTTGCCATCCGCTAGAGACTCTTGGAGTTGGGATACTTTGTCATCTATCTTTTTAAATAGATGTTGTAGATAGTTGTCAATCATTGTTTACGTCCAATAATGTTACTTATCATGCGTTGTTGCTCAAGTTTGTTATGAGCATCCAACTCTTCCTTGGATTTAACATAATCAGTTTGGATCCTGGTCATGTCAATTTGCTTTTGAGTTTGAATACGTTCACGTTCAATCTGTTGCTGGGCAGCTTTTAGCTGTGCATCAGTTTGGTCTTTCTGTTGTTTGCGTTGTTGCTCCGCACCCTTAATCTGCATCTCTTGTTGTTGGATTTGAACCAGAGGATCTTGGGCCATTTGTTGGTTTTGAGCTTGCTGTGCCTCAGCAGTATTTGCTTGAAGTACTTGTGAGCTTGCTTGGGCAACCAGCCGTGAGAGTTGAACTTCAACATCATCTGGCAGATGTTCATTTGGCGGCGGCAGTGGTACGCCCATTTGTTTCTCTATCATTGTGCGATAGTGATAGCCAAGGTGGTCTGCAATGTGAGACTGCAATGCAGCCATGATCATATTAGCCTGAGGGTTCTGGCCAATGGTCTTCATTACAAGGGGGTCTTGCATGAACATTTGGTGCGCTGCAATATGAGCTTGCTGATCTTGAGTAATAAACGCCTTTAGAGGTTTACCATTCAACGCATTCATGTTCTCGCTGATTGGGTCAACAGGCATTTCATCATCAGGCAGAGGCACTAGCTTTTCCGGGTTCTTGATCCCCAACACATCTAGCATCTGTCGGTGAAGCTGAGGCAAGTCATAGATCTGCGGAGCCTGCTGAGCCAATTGAATGACCGCCTGATACTGCACAATCTTTTGCGCCATTGTTGCGGCATTGGGATCTGAGACAGGGATAACAGTTACTAGATCATAGTCAGACTGTTTAGCCTTAGGAGATCCTTCTTCTGGCTCATAATCATATTCAGTTGGCGTGAAATCTCGGATGATGTTACGCAACAGTCCTAACTCTTGCTTGAACGAGTAGTGAATACGCGCCTGGACGGCAGTCATTACTTTTAGTGTGCGCTCAAGGATAGCCAGCGTAGTACCAACGGGAGAGTTGGCCGACATGTCTGCAACTTGGATGTCAGCAGCAGATGCAAACTTACGGCCCTCCTCCACGATCTTGTCAAGGAGCATGGCCAGAACTTGGCTTGGTTCCTTGTAGGGAAGAGCCATAATATTCTCGGCAATGGTCCCGCTGGGTACGTCAACATCCCTCCACTCGGCTGGACCGATGGGTGTATCGTCGCCTTTAACACGAAGGCCGCGTGTTTTGAAGCCTCCTGGTAGGTTTGCAAGTGTTCCGGCATCCACTAATTGGCGAAGAATGGAGGTTCCAGACTTGGCAAACGCCCCTACTAGGTGGATAAGACCAAAACAATAAAAGCCAAAGCCAGGAACGTAGCCGTAATGGACAAAATGCTGGCGTTTTGACTTTAATTTATCGTCTTTTTCCCAATTACGGCGGATGGCCAGGCATTTATTGCTGCCTTTTTCAATCGTAACGATATAAGGCAGGGCAATTCCTGTTTCTTCCCCATGTTTATCCGTATCTTCATACCCTTCAAGGTCCAAATTTACGTTCATTTCAAGGATTTTGTAGCGATCATCCGACTGGGCGCGAAATCCCATCTTCTCGGCAATTTTTTTCTCTACTTCATCAAGGGTATTGTTAGGTTCACCCAAGTCAATGTCGGCATAAAAGCCAGCAACTTGTAATTTGCGCAGTTCATTTTCCGTTTTACGCATGATGTGCGTGACGCGGGGAGATGTTTGCAAATCTGACGCACCATAAGGGACCACAAGGTCTTCAGCCGTAACAAAAATAGATGTCTGGCGGTCAAGGCTTGGGTCAAAATACACTTTCTTAAACGCATTGCCGGCCAATCCCAAGCCCCACAACATGCGCTCATGCTCAGGACGGAACTCTGTCATTACGTCCGTCAGTTCATAATTCATATCAGCAGCCACACGGGTAGCGGCTTGTTTTTTCTCTGGCGTTTCTTTGCCAATAATCTGAGTCTTCACCGGGCCTGCTGCCGGGAAAGTACTCATCATTATTTCGGCCTGGAACTTAACTACTGCTTCAGACAAAAGAGGATGGTAAACCCCGCAAGCACCAATCCAAGGATCAGCCCGCTCCTCAATCTTCATTCCCAAAAGTTCAAGACCATCAACGTAAGTCTGCATCCAGTCTTTACGAGAGTTAATGTCATCATCAAAATCACTAAGTAAGTCAGTGACCAAGCCAGCAACAACATCGTCAGGAAGATGCTCAACAAGGTTAGCTTCAAAGTCATCTTCAACGCTCCCAATTTCAATCTCAATATCGCCGGCCTTAATACTTACTGACTCGGGATCTTCAATCTCAATTTCAATATCTGGCTCAGCCAGTGATTCAATGCCTTGAGGTGCAGCGTATAGTGATTTTTCAATGGACATATCAATCCTTAGTAATAAGATGTCTTGCGCCTAAAAGCGCGGATCTCGTCTTGCTCATCTGTCTGCAAACGAATAAAGCCGCCTTTTCTGAACCTGATTAATGCTTGGGTAGCGGAGTCAACCAAGTCATCATTTTCTGCATTAGGGAAAGAAGCCATCTCTTCTATTAGCTCATCGGCCCATCTTGTAGACGGAGCCCAAACCTTTCCACTAGCAAACAGATCAGCTACAGAGTTAATCCTCACCATCTTATCATTACCCCTGCTGGGCGTAAACTCTTGGACGGGGATCCCCATCGCCCGTAACTCAAAGATTAATGGCGCACCCGAAGCCTTAGCCTCGACAACAAAAGCATCTGGCTCCCACTGCTTATAGTGGTTAAAGGCTTTTTCCTTCAACTCCGGGAACTCCATCCGGCGCTTAAAAGAATCCAGCAAAATAATATTGGCATCGTTAGGGTTTTCATTAATATAAAAAACCCCCCAAGTAGTACAAGCTGAATAGTCGGACCGCTCTGTCTTTAAAAATGCGGTGTCCCAACTTTGGATAACAAACTCACACCTAGGTGGATCCTCGTTCTTCCATTCTTTCCACCACTCCCGTTTAACAATCGCCCCCTGCTCTGAGGTCGGGCTTTGTTGATACTGGGCGTTCCATTTTGAGACTGGCAGTTCAGAACGGAGAGCTTCGAGTTCTTCAAGGCTCCAAAATTCAGGCCATAAAGGTTTATCGCTGGGCAGTATCGCGGGGAAGTCGATTACCTCCCACTCGTCGTTCCCGTCCTTCTCAATAGAAGACTGGAGGATTCTTCCCGTCAAATCCCTCTTAGCCCAGCGGGTCATAACTACCACGATAGACCCCCCGGGCTGAAGACGCTGCCTAGGACCAGATGTGTACCACTCGTAGACTTTATCAAAGACCGATGCATCTCCTGCCGCTAAAGCAGCTTCTTGCTCAGAGTGAGGGTCATCAATAATAAGTAGGTCCGCCCCCTTACCGGTCACAGTACCCCCAACCCCAATAGCGAAATATTCCCCATCCTTATTAGTGGACCAACGGCCCGCCGCCTTACTGTCCTGCCTCAAATTAACATTGGGAAAGATCTTTGCGTACTGCTCACTGCCTACAAGGTTCCTTACC